CAAACTTCATAGCGAAAAACAACAGAACACGACCCGGTTAGTCGTCAGTCACAAAATTGGCGAATTCGGACTGCAGCTAACAGGGCTCAATCTGAAACTCACTTACGGACACTCGCAGTTGAGCTCAGTGTCCAAGATAACAGACGCCCCCCCATCCAAACTAATGGCTATGCCCACGATTATGATGGGTGAACTGGTCACAGGCCGCACCGACCACGAAACGTGGATGAGCACAATCAGGGGTGCGCTAAAGACCTACAACGTTCAAAGGTTGGAGAAAATCGACGAGTTGGGTAACCCAATCACCATCGATCTCGAGTTGCCGAGACTCAACGACGACTTTTATTTCTTCAATGCACCGAACTTGGGGTGTTATTTGTACGCGTTATTGGCCTCTATAAGTTTCGAATCTATGGTGTTCGACTTATACAGCGCAATCGACGGGGTCGCTACGATGCCCTACATGGACGCGATAAGCGTCTGCGCTCTGTGCGATAGATATAATGTGGGTTACGCTGATACCCGTACCGGTGTGGTCAATAGTACCGACAAATTAGCTTACGTGATCGTATACTCAACTAGCACGGGCGCGCATTGTGGGCTTCTATTGAGAAGACGGTTTATAGATCGAGATTATAACGTGAATCCGTTCATGAACGGCGTCGTTTACGAAGGCGACATGGAATTAGTTACGCGTTATAACCAACCTACTAACGGAAGCAACTCTGCGCCAATCCAACAGGCTAAAAGCAAGCCAGTGCTGATTCCATTGCCCTCAGCACCAAAACCAAAAAAGGGCAAATTTAGTAGCGATATACAACTAACTGCTACACAACTCAAGCAGCGCGACAAAGACGAGGCCGAAGCGGTGTTCCTCAATGAATATTACGCGAAAACTAAGGAGCTCAAACCCAGCTGGATGGAGGAGAACTGGACAAAACCACATCCAGAAATGCCGCTTTCTCAGGTCAAAAACATGTTCAGCACAAAAGTCGCTAATTATTTGAAAACCAAGTATTCCCAAGTCGCCAAAAAAGACGTGAAAGCAGAGGAGTACGAAACTGGCATAACCATCCTGAGAGGGCTTGATTTCAGACGAAGGAAGACGCTATCCAAACACATACAAGATCTGTACTCGCTGCTTGAGTATAAGATATCGTCTCTAAATCATGTCCCCGCCAAAACGATTTTGTCTGAAGCCAAGCACATCACAGGACGATTGTGCGATTCGTTTTGGGAGCCTAAGGTAGTAGTCATAGAAAGGATTCCGAAAGGAGTGAAGAGCGAAACTATTGCAGCTCAATTTAAGAACATTGAGCCGCTGCAGCCAGGTGAGAGCAGAGCAGGACCACCTCCAGACCGAAGACAGGACTGTGACGACTTTGAGTGCAATCCCGACGAAGGCGAGGTTGGAATGATTTTAGACGCACCGAAGATAAACATCCTCCAAGACGCAATTGTTCGGGAGAACGAAAATCTTAGGAACGTCTTCCACGTGGACCAAAACGGCATTCGATCTGTTCCGGTCAAAGGAGCATTAGCACCCGAAATGATCGACAAAATGTCCACAGTCTTCCCATTGCTCGATCTGACTCACGCCAAGAGTCAAGCGAAAAAGGTCGGTAAACGTAGCGTTAGCCAACATCCTAATGCTCGATATTCAGCAGACGTAGCTCAAGCTACGATGCTATATCGGCTTATCAAGAGTATAGATAAGCGAGTTGTGTTGTTGGATATTGGGGCCAAGTACGCCAGAAACGCCAATTGGGTGAATTCAATAGCAGTAGCCCTGAGGAAAGCGCATTTGATCATATACCAACCAATCCGTATGGAAACAGCGGCGTACGACGCTCTGTACAATATTGAAAACGAAAACCGATACGGGCGCTTGGAACATTTAGAGATTTCGGCTCTACCGGTTCGAACTGCCGACTTTAACACAGTTTGGACTGAGTATCAAACTATGACGGGGTTCGTTGTGTGCTTAGCCTTCGACGTTCTTTATTACATGCCAGAGTTGCTCCATGTTCCAGTGGAAGTGGTTGCAAACGTTAATCAGTACCACATACTTGGAGGTGTGAGCGAGATGGCATTCAGCGAAGGCTCTGTAGAATTTCTCGATAATAAGCTGAGAGTGTTCATGGAAGGCAACGGAAACGTTTACACGCATTTTAGTTACGATTTCTCCAATTTGAATTCCGTGTGTAATAGGTGGCAAATAGGCCTTTGCGAGACCTTGTGCATCTGGAAACCGCAACACGTACTTGAGATGCCCAATCGCATCCAATCAATAAATATGGCGGTAAACTTCGACTTGGCGAAGAAATTGTTGCAATTCCGGAGCACCATGTCCAAACCCAGCAACACCGCTTTGTATGTCATTGCAAAAAACGCCCCAAAAGCACACAACACCATACACAATCTAGATGCCATCGAAAAACTAATAATAAGTAACGAGGCTTTACGAGTCAACCCTCCCAAGACGTATCCTAGGCCGACAGACATGGCCAAAACCTTATCGTGGAGTCAATATATACAATGGCTCCCGTTTCTATTAGAAGAGCGGTATTACAAATGCAACGAATGCGCCAATGATAGCTGCTGCACTTCGTCCGCCCGAGCCACTTTACTTAGGTTGGCACACGACTATCCCGAAGAGATAGGATGGTTATGTTTAATAGGCCGCTACCATAAGAGTATGCGCAAAATCGTTTTGAGTTATTACGGCATGAAGTGGCGAGCATTCAAGGACTACATTATTAGTTGGTTTACCAACACCCGCACACCGCTGCTGGCCGACACCCACCGACACTTCGGTCCTTTGCACGTGGACAATAGCGAAAGATTGCTGCGGATAGCGGATAATTGGACACTTCATGAACGCAAAGCTTTTTTAAGAGGAGGTAAGACCGACGAGTTTATTTATAGCAGAGCGGAGCTTCAGCCGTTCATACACGACTTGCCACTCGTGGGAAACACACGTAGATTCCCGATTGGCTCTTGCTCTGCATACATGTCGGCGTCTACGTATGTCAACGTAGACCAGCGCATCAACAAAGCCGTTAGAGAAAGCCTGGAACAACTCGATCGCGAAGCCGTGCAATTGTACGAGCGCAACGCTATACTGATAGAAGAGGAGAAAATGCGCAAAAGAGATGCGGTGAAGCAAGAGTTCGGTTTCGACTATATAACTGAACGTCCCCTATCAAACCCAATCGTTACCCACCAGGACCAACTCACGTCCACGGGCGCAACGACACCAACTTTCACTCCACAACAATGGCCCGCTACCAATGACGAACCAGAATCGGACGCAGACAGAATCATACCAGCTGAGCTGTATCCAACGGCTTCCACCACTGAAACTCATTGGACCGAAGGCCTAACTAGACGCCAAGCTCAATTGGCAGAATTGCACTCTCTAGAGGAAGAAGACGAACAGAGCTCAAGTTCAAACGAATCTGACTCAGAACCCGACACGGTTCGATATGGTGGTGAGACTCACCGTACACCGGTAGACAGACTTGAAGAAATTTTCGTTGAGGACTTCGTCGTAGACCCGAAATATTACGTTGAATCCGGGGATGTCGGAGGTTATCTGGTTCAATGTGGCATCTCTGAGATCAATACAGAGTGGAGCAGAGCGTTTCATCATTTCGCTACACCCCAAGGAATCAAGCTTACTGACCCCGTTGAAATTTTAAACACATTCAACCTAGGGCACTTAAGCGATCAGAGGGAATATATTCCCAAGGACTATCCCTTAAGCGGAGCCGAATTGTACACGCCAGTTCACAATATTTGCAAAATCGTGGAACCATACACGTTTGATCACAAACACGCCACGACCTTGATTTGCGCTATCACCAATAGACACTTGGCTAGCACCAATGCACCCTCGACGGAAACTCTTTCTGACTTCGCACAATTTGTCAGGAATGACATGATCATGCGCAAAGAACTATTCGGATATCCAGATTTCGTTGTGCAGAGTCCAAAAGATTGGTGCGCCGATAAGAAAGCGTGGCCTGAAAACAAAAAGAAAAGATACGAAGACTATATTACAATGGTCATGAACGTTGGGCATTTCTTGGGCTACGGACACCCTAATTTTACGGCGATGGTGAAGAGTGGCGAGTTCAATTACTCGACCAGCCCCGAAGTTTTTAGCGCTAGGGCCCGATTGATTTGGGATCCCGAGGACCGCATGATGTTCGTTGCGTGGTGTCAACAATATTTTATAGCAGTCGCCAAACACTGGTATAAAGAATTCATCCACGCCATGAATTCCAAAAAACTGGCAGACAAAATAAACGACTTTTTCTCAGATAAAGTCGTGGACGATTGGGTCAGGACGTCCTGGGACGGTTCCGCGCACGACTCCAACCAGCACGTAGAACTCATGAGGATAGTGGACGACGGCTTCATGGACTCGGTTTTTCCAAAGTTTCTCGAACTGTTTCCCATTTCCAACAGACTAGCATACGAAGTCCTGGATATATTGAAAGACCACGTAGCAAATCTACATGTAACGTTAGAGAAGCGATACATAGGGAAATTTGTACTGCAAGGAACGACATTTAGCGGACATCCCACCAAGACCACTTTGGGGAATACACTAAGAGTTATTTATTATGGTCTATATACAGCAGCGAGAGCCGGTATATTATATCAAGATCTTTTGTTCTTTGTGTCCGGCGATGACGCCTGTATGTGGATTCGCGGTCGAGACGTGGAAGATTGGACTAGAGCTTTTTGGGAAGTATATGATGCACCAAAGAGCGGTAGAGCTCACGGACTCGGACAGGCAGCGAAGTCTCTTAATTTCGGATATTGGTGGGATCTCGAATTCATATCGAAGCGATCTATTCTCACCAACGGCAAAGTCGTCATCGTTCGAGACATCAAGAAAGCCATAACAGGCTCTAGATATTACGCAGGCTCGGAACTTTCTTACATAAAGAACCCAAAGACACATGCGTACGCTGTGGCTTACACTGAGCTGCATGGTTGCAAATCCATGCCTCTCACGAGTTTAATTTACCGAGCTCGAATCGAGTACGGAGAGCGAGACGAAAAAGTCCTGAGTATGCGAGATAAAAAATTTGTCAACATTTCGATGATTGACCAACATATAGACCCCATCGACGAAATGACCGGTTATTCAACACACACTGGTGTCAGCCCAGAGCTTCTCGTGTCTACGCTATACAACCTGTCCAACGTCGTTCAACCTGGTCACGCCGTGTTAATCCCTAACGGCCTATTAAATTGTGATATAGGATGCACACTCGATCTCACTATTAAAATGAAGAAAGCAAACAGCGCAAACAATCGCAAATCTTTGGTGAGAGCATTGAGACCCGGGGGGGTCAAAATAAAGCAAAGACGTAGAGGGGACGCATCGTTGAAGGCTTATCCGACCAACGATGTACAGCTAATGAGAGTAGACGGACGTACCAAATCCGCCAAAGGTAAAATGCTTCGCGATCGACCCGACGCGACTGAGAAACAATCCCATTTTACCGACAGCGAGGTTGAATACGGCCAAAGCTTGATAGACCCTTTCACGCACGTGAGGACCAAAATTCCGAACATTTACCCAATTGAGACGTCGACTTACAATTTTGAATCGTCCACCACGATTTCTTCCGACGCCAACGGAACCTTACGTTTACTATTCAGACCGTGGGATATAGGATATACCATCGCATCCTATACCCCTACGCTATCATCATCCTCCGCAGATCTAGTCGGAGGCACAGTGAACATATCTTTTGCAGAGCTGCTCTACGGCAAGCGAGATGCCATAGAGACTAGATCCCGCTTGGACGCCCAGGGTTATCAAGTGTTTAGCAGTCCTGGCCAACGAGTCACCATGTTTAAGAAATATGGCGGCGAAGTGTCCGGCCCCATCGACACCCTGCGCGTCGTGTCCGCTGGCATAAAATGCGTAAATGTCTCCCCAGCTATAAACCGTAGCGGAGCTTTGACCAGTGGGCACACTATACAATATGTAGCCACAGACAGCATCGACCAGTTGCGCCAACTCAGTACCTCGCACACCACAAATTGCGATGTAGAACATTCCGGCATTTACATTCCACACGAACCTAAATGTTACGACTTCTACACTTCAATGTGTTATGCAGTGTATCAAATGCAGAGCGTTCCTTTTGAGGACTTCGAATTCGTTGGCTACTTTTCCCCGGCTATGATGGAATCTGACTACCTTTACCCGGTGTACAACACAAATTTTTGTGATATACCCATCGGTAACGAGGTGGTTTCATCCGAACTCATGAACAACAACGTTTACTTCGCCATCACCGGCGCTCCAAATCAAGATTTTCAATTTACTTGGAGCGTTAATTATGAGATAACTCCCAACGCCGACTATTACGGTATATTACAGCCTTCAGCTTCAGCACGAGGCAATCAGTATGCAGTATTAGAGGAGTTGTCTACAGCTCGCAAACCCGGCGATTCGTTCTGGACTAAAGTCAAAAATGCGGCACGTTCCGTGGCCAACACGGCCGGCTTAGTCCCAGGACTCAAACCTTACTTGAAAATTTTAGAACATTTGTTCCCAACATTTTTCA